CTACAAGTTAGCCCAGTATTGCACGAAGGCCTTGTTGGAGTTGTTCACGACGAGGCCTCCGACGGCGTTCTTGGCATCCTTCTCAACCTTCGTCTTATTCTGTTGCAGCTGGGTGACAGGCTTCGGCTTGAATCCGGCTGCCTTTCTTTCCTTCTGCAACTCAACCCATTCCTTCATCGCAGCTTGGCGTTCCGCCCATGTTTCTGCTGCACGATATTCCTTATTGATTCTCGACTCTTCACGACTGAAGCGATCTTGCGTGCGGGTAAGCTTATTCTGCAAGCGATAGCGGTCGGTCGTTACGGTTGTCGGTAAGCCCAGCGCTTGGAAGAACGTTTCCATTGCCCCGTACTCTTCAGGCGGGATGGTTACTGTGCCGTTCTTCGTCGTGTAGCCTTCCGTCGAGTAGCGGAAAGCGCGCATGGCGTTGGTCAAGCCGTTCGGCAACAGCATCTCCACGCCTTTGTACATATCACCTTCGCTCATGTATCCCAGACCGGTGGACATACGGACGAACTGAGAGACGAAAGGACCGGCCATCGCCGCGACTGTTTCCAATGCACCCTCACGACCGGACAACGGTGTGGCGTTCAAGTAGGGGAATGGGCTGAACATGTTGGCCGCACCAATACGTTCGCTCACATCCACACCGAGGTAAGCCGGTAATCCACGAATAAGCAGGTCACTCATGCTCTTGTCCCCGATGAACTTGCGGAGAGTGTCCTCTGTGTCATCGTCGTCATCACCGAAGATGCCGTTCAGCACGAAGGCCAGCGTCGTCACAAGCGGTGTGCCGGCAAGGCCTGTCATCGTAAAGTGCGTGCCAAGCATGTAAGCGAAAGCGCGACGGCCGGCTGCGCGGGCTTCTGGAGAAGCACCAGCGAACGCCTCTTTGGCCATGCGCATCACCATGCCTAATTGAATAAGCTGGAACTTGCGGAACTGGAAGATCAGTTTCTCAGCACCGCCCAATCCCATACCGCCACGCTTGAAGTAGCGCGGTTCGTTGGTCGCCGAGTAGTCGCCGTGCGTGGCGTAGATGGCATCGCAAGCGTAATCGGTTGCCTTTTGGACGGCGTCCTTATTTCCTTTAGCCCTTTCCCTTTCATACATCAGGTTGAACGCCGTGGTAAACGAAGCTACACGGTTCACCATTTCAACGACACGGGCGCCTCTGGAGAGGTAGTCCGTCATCTCTTGGAACTTACTTGACGAGTTCAGCTGGCCAAAGTCTTGGCTAATACCAATATCAATCAAACCACGAGAGCGGGCAATGCCCAAGCCTTCTTTCAATGCCTTTGTCATCCACGGCACCTTGTCGAAGTCGATTTCGATGCCGGAGCGATAGCCCTTATTAAAGTACGCTTGAATCATCTTCTTCGTGTTGTCCGCCATGTCCTTGAACACTTTCGCCCCTGAGAAATCATGGGCCAGCCAAGGGCAGGTCATCATAAAGGACTGCGTCATGTTCTGGAGGTAGAAGGCAGGACTGGTCAACAGCATCATCACGGACGTGACGCGCTGCGCCTTGTCGAACACCTCGTTGGGCTTGTAGTCGTAATCCAACTGCTCGCGCTTCATCACTTCGTTGAGCACGCGCTTGCGCACCTCACGGCTGACGTTGCCTCCGGAAATATTCGACTCATTGCGCATGTCTCGGAGAGCATCCTGAATGTCCTTCTGGAATTTCACGTTGCCGTAGAACAGCGTCTCACGGTATCCGTTATCCAAGAAGTTGTTCATCATGTTCTCGTCGAAACCGGCAACCTTCAGTCGACGGAGCTGGTTCTTATTAGCGTGGTAATCCGAGAGGTTCATGGTATACATCTCGTTGAGGACGTTCACCATCTTGCGGATCATCTTGCGTGCTTCCGGAGCGTCTTCGTCTTCCAAGCGCTTGGCTAGTTGGTTTTCCAACTCGTGGATCGTGCCAAGAGACACAGACTGCATACGGCCGATTTCTTCACGGGGGAAGGCTTCTACACGACCGGTGAAGTCACCTTCAATCTCAGTTTTTAAGCGGTTAGCCTGTGCCTGACTGTCTACGAATGACACAATGTAGTGCTCAGGGGACTGCTCCAACTTGAGAATCTGTTTATTAATATCTTGGAGCTGCTTTTCTTCGTCCTCACTCCAGTTGTCGCCTTCTCGGCGTTGCAAGCGCAACTGTTCTCGCTGGTTCTGCAAGCCAATTAAACTTTCGGAACGGGCAACGACCACGTGTGAACCACGACGAAGCAACGGCACGTACGGCTGAGTGAAATTGTGGATTTGGCTCTGAGCCAACTGCACAGTCGACTTGAGGGAGTCCTTGAGTTCTTTCAGCTCGTCCGCGTTCTTAGCGGACTCTTCCAGTATGCGGATGTAGTCGTTGGCCTTCTCAGCCATCAACTGGTTCTTCAGCACCATCGACTGGTGGCCGTACTCCAGCACCGCATCGTAAAGCTGTTGTGCTTCAGGAGGAAGCTCGTCAAACTGCTGCTGTAAGGCAATACGGTCAGCTTCCGCCGCTTCGTTTTCCTGATGCTTCTTCCACTTGGCATCGGTCATCCACGAAGGCCGGCTGATCCACACACCGGATAGGGTGGTGTCGGCCCACAAGCTGTTGAGCTTGGTTTGGTCCTCTTTGCTCAGGTCGTTGAAGCGTTGGCGAAACTGCCCGAGTTCTTGCTGACGGGTATTGATCCAAGCGTCGCGCTCTTTCTTTTTGTCGATCCATTTCTTAATGGACGGCATGACCTTGTTCACCATGCGGGCAAGGTCTGTCGTGAAGAGCGCGCCTAAGAATTTGCTGACGCCGTAGTCACCGAACCAACCGGCCGCTGTATCAGCAACAGCTCGTGCGAGCAGCCGTCGCTCGGCCGGAAGCCGATTAATAACACGTTGTATTACAGAAGGTTCAGGGTTAGCTCTGGAAGCTACTTGACTTTGATGTTCATCATTTTCTTGATTTTGCGATAGCGCTCCAGCCCGGCTCTGGCTTCCGGAGACATCTCCATCGGTTTGTCCGATGCGCGTCTGGCTCGCCACAACACCGGATCGTGCATCGCCGTCCACTTGTTGTTGGGCGTTATCAGCGCCGGAGGATCGCCGTCCAGATTGAGGGCCTTGCCCACTTCCAGAGCTTTCTCCACTAGGTTGTCCCCGTCCTTGTCCGAAAAGAGGACCTTCGACCCCATCGCCATGGCTTTCTTCAAAATTGCCTGTTTCTCGTCCAGAGTCTTGTTTTCCCAATCTACCCAAAGCTCGTCCAGTTGGTTCGGTCGGTCTGTTGCCATTTACATCATCTCCTAAATATTCACTAAAGAGTGTAGCAAGATTCGGTGCCTGTGCCCTAAAGAATCGACGGGTTTCTGGTTCCATAACCCATCGACGGCCAAGCTGCGCCAATACTTCCTCTGCAACTTGGTCCACACTGAAGCCTCGATCTGCTTTTGCACTTTCAAAAGGATACTTAAGGTATTCCTCAACACCGGGGAATCTATCCATTAAGTCATAAACTTCCCAAGACACATTCCCCGTAGGTAAGAAAGTGTTGTTGGCTAGGCGTTGCCACTTTGTGGTTTGTGCTTGGTGAGCACCAGTATCTGTGCTGGCTCCCATTAAGTGGTGGCAGATTTCATGTGCCAACGTGTTCTTCAGCTTCGGATACTTATCACCGATAGGGCTGCGGACCATAATATACGGTTGGCCTTTAATGATCTTATAAAGACCGTTCGCTTCCATATAGTTCGGAGCGTCCTTACCCCAAAAGCCGATTTTGACGTTCGCCAGTTTGTTATCAATATCAGCCTCTGTATTCAGCCCGGCAAGTACATCCCTAACTTCTTTAAGCATCTGCGTATGCAAGTAGGGTGCCTTTTTGTCATTCATCAGCTCGGCGTAAGTCTGTGTCGGCAAACGTTCTGGATCGGTCAAATAATCCGACAGCTCTTTCAGTTTCTTTGCCTTTGCATCATCGTCAGCAGAGAATAAAACTTTGTCCAACACGTTTCGCTGTGCGTCTGTGAGGTTTTTACGTCTCTTAGCGCGTTCTACCGTCAGTAATGCATCAGCTTGTCTATGGATAGCCGCCATCACGCCGGGCGTCAGGTACTGGCCTTTACTGAACACCGTTTCCGGAGCCAGCTGGTCGGCCTCTCGTTCGATAGCCGCTTCTCGAAGGTCAAGGTATTCTTTCAGGGCTGCTCTTGTGGCATCCCACAAGCGCCGGTAATCCTCACCGTACTGTTTTACCTGTGCAAACTCTTCGTTCAACCGCTTGAACTCATCGTACTTTTCTCTGACTTCAGGATCAGATAACGCATCGAAGTTCGATCGCTTCAGGGCCTGAACCCGTTGCTTATGCAACTCAGCTGCCTCTTTATTCAAGCGCTCGCCAAACGTTAAGTAGTCACCGCGCAAGTAAGCTGCCAAGGCGTCCGTATAGAGTTTGTTCAGCTCGTCGTTTGCCAGCGTACCGGTTTCGTTTCCGTAACGGATAGAGCGGTTAAGCTCGCCTAAGGCAATGCGACTGTTCTGCAACTCGCCCGACGTTTGCAAGAACGATGTCATGCGGGCAAGGTTCTTGACCGTATCTTTTGCCAAACGAATAGCTTCTTGTTGTTGCTCCGTGCCGGTTTCCAAGATGTCAGCCAACTCGGCAAAACCACGAGCGCGCATAAAGTCCTTAATGTACTGCTTGTCGTCCTCGTAGTCCTTACGGTTAGCTCTGATTGTCTCGTCCGCCATGCGGGCTTCAGCTTCGTCGCGGGCTTGGTCCATTGCACGAGCATGCTCGGCAGAAATCCGGTCGGCTTCCAAGTCGTAATGTGCTTCGTAGTAATCCAGCCAGAGGTTTTGGGCATGACGCTTCAGGCGTTCACGGTCGTCACCATGGATGTCCTTCTTCAGCATATTGGTCACGACCGAGTTCACACGTCGGAACTGTTGCTTAACCTCGTTCATCAACGGGGCAGCCATTGCCTCGTAGCGTTCCATCGCCTCGTTGTTACGACGCTCAGCCAACGCTCTGAAGGCCGGAGCCATTGCATCTGTGATAGGTGTCAGCTCAGGCTTGAAGCTTTCAATATCTTCAGCAATGACGCGCGCTTCAGTGAACTTGTTGATCTCGTCCATCAATGTGTCCCAGTCCTCACGTAAGCGCTTGGGACTGCCGTAGTCTTCAAAGAACTGAGCCAACGTATCGCGGGTTTCTTCGACGCGTTCCTGCTCTTTAGTCATCGAGCGCTGCAACGCTTCAGCGTCGGCAACGCGCTTGTCTGCTTCCTGATACTGACCGTACTGCGTAGCATAGTTGACCTTCTTGGCATAGTCTTGGTTGGCTTGCTCCATCATCCGATAGAGTTCAGCCGAGCCAGCAGAGCCTTCTTCGGCGGTTCCACGTGCCAGTTTTGCGCTGCCTTGAAGCTCTTCATCGGTGAATAAGCCGCTGTCCTTCACCCAAGATGCAGTCCACAGATCAGCCGGATCAAAGTCTTCTACGATCGGGCGGCCGCTGTCTTCATCAATGGAGAACTGGAATCGTCCTTTCGGGAAGTTCTTTCCGGCAGTTGCCGGTTCAATCCATTCAAGGTTCAAGTCGAAGTCGTTGACCATGTTCTCGTAGAAGCTCATGCGTTGGCGCAACGGCATTGTGTCGCGGACCTTCCAACCCAATCCGGTTTCACTCGTAAAGCGATCGGAAACAAACTTCTTGAACTGTTCTCTCAAGTCTTTTGCCGCGTCAGTGGCTCCGGAAATCAAGCCGTTCCCCTTGCCGTTAAGCATTGTGTTGCGTGCCCCCTTACGGTCTTCCCAGCGATAGGGGATATGGTTGACCTGAGCCATGCCGGCATGCAGCGAACGGGCAAACACCTTCGCCACTTTCGGACGGATTTCAGACAAACGCGTGTAGTATGTGTTGGCCAATTGGCTTCTTACAGTGCTACCCGCTTTGGGAACTTCAACCGGCTGGATCAGTTCCTTACGGACAAAATCACGAACCGTTGCTGCCAAAGCTTTACGCTCTACCTCTGTGCGGTTGAGCTGATTGATCGTTCTGCCGATATTAGCGGCAGCTCGACGCCATGCACCCAACACGGCAATGGCTGTCGGTGAACCACCGGGGTTAGCAACGGTGTCATTTTCCACCGTGGCGCCAGCTTGACGGAACATCTCTTGAAGCTGTGCGTCTGTGACCTTGCTGTCCTTTTCGAGCGGAACGAACATGGCCAAGTCGGAGAAGCCGTGCAAGAACGCTTTCTTGTCTCCTTTCTTCAGATACTGCAAGAACGGATGGTTCTTTTCGATCTGCGAGGCGGACTCTGGATTTTGGCTGATCTCAGTCAAGTTGCTCTTGAACACCAACGGCACCAATGCCTTCAAGTCATCGCCAAGTTTGTTGAGTGAGCCTTCACCGCGTTTTTCTGCGTCCTTGGCAAGCATGTTGTAGGCAAGGACCATGTCGTTGCTCGCGTCATTGAGCTTGCTGAGACTCGTCGTCTCGTGCATAAACTGAGTAGAAGCGCCTTCTTCCGTGTCAACGGACGCACTCGGATCGTACACACCTTCGCTCGGCACCAAGTCGTCAATGGACTTCGGCACCATAGAGTCATCGCCGGTATCTTTAGCTACCTCGTTACGGCGTCGAGCGTCTGCCCAGAAAAGACGCTTAAATACTTCTGCTTGTTGCGCCGGTGTTGCTTCATCGCCGTTTTCATGGACAAGGACATTCCAACCTTTAACACGAACTTTTCCGTTACGGCCAACCGGTTGGATATGCAGCATGGGCTTATTATCCTGCCCATAGCTGCCGTCACCATCTTCACTAACCATAAGGCGAAGTTTGCCTTTCTCAAGGCCTTCGACTGTTGCTTGATAGCGGTCTCTTGCGTCAGCCTGTCTGTTATAGGCAATACCGATCTTGCGCAAGTTGGCAACCGTAGGCAACATAGATGGCGCTTGAAACTCAGGCCCCATGAAGAACTCAACATTAAGCTCAGTCGGTGCTGACATATGAAGCGAGGGCGCACCGATGCCCGTGATGTATCGGCCTTGTTTGTGACTTGACATTAAGTCGCGTGGAGGATTAGGAATATCCAGCTCCTGACCGGCACGTTTTTGTTGGACAGCTTCATCCAAAGCGTTATGCAGCCAAACAACCCACGGCTTATTGTTACCGGCTTGGGTTGTAGCGTTCTCTTCAACAGAACGTCGAATCGTATCCAATGAGTCGGCAGACAATCGGTCGTACAAGCGCTCAACAACTTCTTTAGGACTGATGCTTAACTTACCAGCCATGAAGTTCGTCACTAAGCGCTTAGCGTCGTTGCCATGAAGCTGGTCTTCCGGATTGAGCTTGAATTGGTCGTCAACGTCCGTGCCGGTAGACTTACGCCCATACTCGTCACGATATTTCTTATTTTCGGCTTCCGTGTAGGTGCGCTTCTGAACCGGCTCAAGCATGTTTCTACGCTTCTTTGGTTCAACAGAGAAAGCCGTCCTGCCAGTTGTTTCAGCTTTGGCAGCTTTTCTCTCGCGACGCCGCTTGCCAATAGCCTCAACACGGGCCAAGCCTTCATCTTCAGCGGCCTTACGTGCTTCACGCTTTCTCGTCGTACGGTTGTCGGCTGCCCACGTGGGAACGGCGTCTTCCTTATTAGCGAGGATGTCTTCTTTCTTGGTGACGGCCATTTCCTCAACCGTGTCGGGGATGGCTTTTTTCTGGGCCTGACTCGGCGTAGCCTCCGCTTGTTGAGCAGCGACCGGAGTGGCGGGGGCTGCCGCTTGCTGAGGAGGAGTTTGCTCAGCTTGCGGTTGCTGAGTCAGGGTCTGGTCTGCCGTAGCTTGTTGCTGCGGCTGTGTCGGCACCGCTTCTTGAGGCGCTGCCTGTTGTTCTTGTGCTGGAGGATTGACGCCGGTGGAAACTTCCATGATGCGCTGACCGAACGGCATGCCGTTGAAGCGCTGCTCTCTCGGTTGAGAGCCGAGAGCGTTGTTGAGCGCGTCGTTGTAGTCCAAGTCGGACTTCTTAGTCACAGGCTGCGTCACCTGCATGTCGACGTACTGTTGAAGCGCTTCCGGAGTGTCTTCTTTAATCCAACCACGGGCCGTTTCAATATCCTCGGCAACGCTGCGGGCGAAGTTTTGCGGTGTGAGTTGTCCTGTCGCCTTACGGGCGGCAAGTGAAGCCATGACGTAAGTGCGCTGGGTTTGGGTCAAAGAGGGGAACACCTCATTAATAGAGGCTTTTGCCTTCGCTCCGTCCACAGCGATCGAGCGCTTGTTCAAGTCCGAAGCCATCTTCGGGTAGGTGAAGCGCATGACCATCATCGTCTGGCCTAGGTTATTCGGCACTTCAGGTGTCTGAGGCTGCGGAGCTTCTACTTGGACGGCTTGCTGAGGAGCGGGGGCTTGAGGCTGAGCCTGTACGTCCTGCATCGTCAGCTCTGTCGGAATAGCCTGTTGAGGCATCGCTTGCTGTTCAGCAATGGCCTGACGGGCAGCCGTTTCTTCCTGAGCGGCTTGAACCTGTGCTTGGTGGACGGCTTGACGTGTTTCCAAAGCCGTCTTGGCGTTGCGCTGTTCCTCGCCCGTGGCGTTGGCGCCGGGCATGAGATTCTTCTGAGAGTGGGCGCTGGGACCGGTGAACGGATGCAACATGCCACCCATGACACCGCCGAGTAAACCACCAACGGCCATCTGCGTGGCGACATCCGTGCCCAACGGATCGCCGACACCGTAGTTCTGCCATGCTTGTTCCTGACCGGACTGCAAGGCTTCTTCCGTGCCTTCACCAAGCACTGAGCGAGCGCCTCTGCGCAAGGCCGTACGGTTCATGGCGTTGGCGAAACCTCTTCCGGCCATGCGGGCACCGATGGAGGCTTCAACCGCGCCACCGAGCGGACCCATCGCGGCGCCGATCAAACCGGTACCCACACCAGCTGCCGCACCAGCGGCGGCGATGCGACGGCCGGGGTCTTCGCCTGTTTCAGCATAGCGGTCGCCAACAGCGGCACCAACAGAACCACCGGACAGCGTGCCTTCAGCGGTAGCTGCACCGGCAATGGCAGCTGCTCTCGGACTGATCGTCGGAATGGCTTGAGCCATGCGGACAGCCTTCGCAGCCCCAGCGACCGTGCCAGCGAGGAGGGGAATCTGCTGCGCAATAGCGCCACCCAAAGCTCGGGGATTGGCGAGGTATGCCGGGATAGCTGATAAACCTTCAGCATCCTGCACTGCTGCATCGGCGTCCTGTCTGGCAAAAGAATTACGGAGGGCGATTTCACGATCCCACTCGTCAGGGCGGTAGCCAAGCTCTCTCAATTCGGGTCTGAAAGAGTCACCCGTGACGGCGTTGTACGCCATGTCGGCCAAACCAACACCGGCGTCAACCAAACCGATAGCCCCACGACCGACATCTCGAACCGTGTCCATGACAAAGTTGGAGTCGTTCTCGGGGTTCCAACGACGAATACGTTCACGATCCGCGTCTGTTAAGCCTTGGGCTTGGCGTCGAGCGTCTTCTGCGGCTACCGCATCCCAATCTACATCATCGTACCAAGCCATTATTTACCTCCGGTAGAAGCGGTACCCACGTTGCCATGACCCTTTTTAAAGCCGCCTTCTTTGGCGAGTTTGTATTGGCTATAAGTCATAGACTGCCCATTGGGCAACTTAATGATCGGGTTCATTGTCCCGTTACGGATGACTTGCCCTTTGTCTTCAGCAACGTCTTTAATGATCGCGTCCATTTCCTCGTGGTACTGCGCTTGATTGTTGATGTAAGACAATGGCATTGGTTGGTCGTCTTGATCTAACAACCCAACTCTACGTTTCGTATTCTTATCGACTAACAACGTGGTACCGTCCTCCAAATACTCGTATTCAATTTGAGGTTGGACCTGTTGCTGGGCATCGCGTAACGCTCTTTGCGTAGCAGCACGTCTGTACGCAGCTGAAGCCGCCGTCTCGTCAATCTGACCGGGCATCCGTGAGTAGGCAACAAGATCACCGACATCACCTTGCAAAATTGCTTTCGCACGTAGCGAACGAAGCACCGCCGGATCAAGGTTAGTAGGAATGGCTTGACGCGGTTGCTGTGCTTTAGCCGGAGCAGCTGACTTACTTTGCCCCGCTGCGTACTGCTTGAAATACTGTAAACCTTTAACCGCTTGGTCATACATCGGGCGCATCTCTTCAGGGGAGGCAGTTTTCCACTCGCCATCCTCTTGGTACTGAATACCGTCCTTCGTAACCTGAAGGTTGTCAAACCCATAGATACGACCAATGTCATTCACAAAAGCAATGGCATTTTTATTTCCAGACATGGCGTCCTGAAGCAACGTGTCAAACGTTTTCCCTCCAGCGGTCTCAGCCTTTTTGGGTTTTCCGCTTGGAGCCTTTGTAGGAATCGCTTCTTTTTTAGGCAATTCTTTTGAGGTCTTCTGCTTATCTGCTGGCTCTTCCTTAGTAGGAGCCTCTTTACGAGAAGGCTCTTTACCTATGGCTAAATAGGCATTGGCCGCTTCATCAGGATCAGCTTCAAAAGCCCTGTCCCAAATTGCTTGGCGCGCTTCAGGGTTAGGTGCTTGCGTAGGAGCAGGAGCTTCTCCTCTGGGAAGCATGTTTTCACTAACAGCAAACTCAGGGTCAATAGCATAAATTTTTGCCCTAGCAGCTTCTCCGACGGGAGTGACCTCACCGGTTCTTTCCCATACCGCAGCAGGGGGTAGCACCCCAGCTTTGATGTAAAAGTCTCTTAAATTTTCAGTAGGCATCTCGTCTCCTTACTGTGCCATCCAAGCGTCGTAGCTAGACGAAGCAGCGGGGAAGAAGTTAAGGCGGGAAGCGAGCAGCTGCATATTTAACGGCTGGTCTTTGTCACCATCACTCATATACAGTGCTCCGTCGTGGTTGCTCATTCCAAAGGTCTCCATCATCCCTTTGATGTTTTCGTCGTCGGAACCCTTGAACATGCCGGTCAAAATCCCGCCAATAACACCGCCGACTCCAGCCCCACTGCCAAACGCGCCGTTTGGGTTCTCGTTGAACTGTCTCCGAGCGTAAGTGCGATAAGCTGTGTTGCTAATGTTTTGGTCAGAGGCTTCGCCACCTTGGACAAACCTATTGCCTACATCAACACCTTTACTGCCATAGTGCTCTAAAGCAAGCTTGCGAACGGTGTTGTTTCTCAATTCAGTAGCATCCTGAATCGCTTTCTGGCGTTGGCCTTCGTCCTGAATGGCTTTGGCATCATCAATTGCCTTGTTATACGATGACATAGCTTCCGCGCTGCCTTCTTTAAAGGCATTGTTGCTGCGGTACTTGTCGCCCCAGTCGTAAGCATTGACCCACTTACTGGCCATGTTCGCCCCGGCGTTGGCGCCGTTCCAGAAGGCTTCACCTGCGTTTGCGTAATACGGCATCTCACACCTCTCCAATTCTGTTCATGCTGTTTTCAATCGCCGAGCGGATGCGCACGACGTGTTCTCTTACGTATTCAGCCTTGTCCGGATGGTGGCGGTCCATATAGGCAAGCCGCTCTTTGAGCTGGTCCCAGTACGCAGTACAGAACCAACAATCGAGCGAGGAGTGCGACAGGCGAAGGCGTTCGTCAATCTCTACGGATTGGCATGCGAGGTACCTTCGCACATCTTCGTCCGTCCAATCGAAAAGTGGGTAGGCGAGTTCCATCTCCTTTTCACCCACTTTGAATTTGTCAATGAACGGCGCGACTAAATGATCCAGTCTTTTCTGACCCTTAATGAAACCGGTCGCATCCGTCGTGTTCATAAACTCCCAAATCGGGCGCCAGACGTTGTTCGCACAACAGGCAAACTTACTGCACATCGTCGGCTTCACGCCGTCATACATGGCTCCGTCAGATTTCTCACCGACCACCACATCCGACGGAAAGCCGTTGGCCGTGACATAGCTCTGGGCGTTGCTGCGGAGCTCGACAAAGTGCGGAACCATCCGCTTAACGTGCTCCATGAACTGCGTCATCTCCGGGAAGTTAGCATGGGTGTTCACCCAAACCACATCCGTCTTGTCCCACCACGGCTTACATAAATAGAGCGCCGCGAGACTGTCTTTGCCACCGGAGAAGAGGAGGGCGACCTTGCCGTGAAGGGCGTAGAAGCTTTCGAGGGCTTTTGTGGCAACTTGCTGTTTTTCCATACCGCCCCCTTAGAACGCCGCCGCCACAGTACCGACAGTACCAATGACACCGCCGATCATGCTGCTTTGGTTCGCTTGGTTGTTCGCCGCGATCTGCTGCTGCGCTTGCCATGCTTGCAAGCCGGTGTTGGCCACGTTGCCCCATGCGTTCTGCAAGGAACCGTAAGACTGCAAGCCGATGTTGGCCATCGCTTGAGCGTTGCTGAAACCCACACCGCCCAAAGACGATGCTTGGTTAGCCGCGTTTTGAGAAAGGGAACCGCCGGTGCTGGCCGTCTGGTTGCCCGTTTGATACATGCCTTGAGCGGCGCCGATATACTTGTCACCGAGACCGGCCACTTGCAACTTCTTCTGCCACCCCAGCTGTTGAGCGGCGTTTCTGGCTTGGTTAGCCGCGGCAGCCGACAACGAAGCTTGTTGTAAGTCCATCGCACGCTGTTGCGCTTGATAAGCGCCGGACGTCGGGTTGATGCCGTACGCCTGAGCCCGCATGGCGTTGGATCGACGCTGTGTGGCAAACGAGCTGGCGATGTCACCAATGGCATAGCCCGCTTGGCGCTCAGCTTCAACACCATCGTTGTAGCGCTCCATGTCTTTAATGAGGCTGTCCTCAATCGGAGCGTAGGTGTTTTGGAATCGGTCGAAGTACCAGTCGGCCTTTTCGTTCAGCTTGTCGGCGTTCTCCTGAGCGTAGTTCTGCCACCACTCAGCATTGGCCTGATTGAACTCTCTGTCTTTTTCTGCGTTTTCGTTTGAGATGTTGGCCTGTTCTTGAAGCCAAGGAAACATCTCGTTTTCCATCCAGTCCTGCTGTTGCTGGGCAACGGCAGCCTGTTGCTTCATCGCCTCGCCAACAGAGGCAGGAATCTTAGTAGAAGAACTCTTCTTCCCCATTTAAGCCTCCAACCAACGGCACTCGTCCTTGAGCATGCCGTAGATATACAAGTCACAACCATCCGGTTCGGCTTCGCGCAAGCATCCCTCTAACTTAAATCCGGCTTTTTCGGCAACGAGTTTCGCGTGCGGATTATCGGCTCGGACGATTGTCGTCAGGCGTCTGCACTTCAACTGTTTAAACGGGTAAGAAAAGATCGCTTTCAAGAACATTCGGTTAAGCCACATACGTGTCTTTCCGGCAGAATGGAGTGTCACACCAACGCCATCAAAGCTCGTGAACACCACTCCGCCTTGCAGCTCACCGTCGTCATCTGTCATTCCTAGACAGAAAGAGTCTAACGGCAAGTGCTCCCTCCCACCGATCTGCTTGTCAACATAGGGGATCACTCTCTCGCCGTCAGCGATAATGAGTCTTTTCATAGAAAACTTTGCGCAAAGATTTATATGGAATTTTACCATGTAAGTGTTATGTAGTGTAATGATAACGTTACAACTTTAAGGGGGGGGGCTAGGCGAGGCACATTTACGTTGCTAGAATAAGTAACTATGTGTAACACTCAATTCTCTTAGGGGAATAACAAATGAAAAAGATTAAGCTCGCCATCATCGCTGCCGCAGCTGCTATGGGTCTATCTGCTTGCGGAACAATGAACACAGAAGTTTTTGAAATGCAACCGGGCGTCTATACGATCTCCGGTGAAAACTATTGGACCTATGACGCCGGTGATGTTCGTATGGATTTGATGAAGAAGGCTGCTGCCTACTGCGCCAAGCAGGGCAAGAAGGTGAACGTGTTGCAAACCAATACGTCTGATGCTGTCGCTTATGCTAAGTCCGCAACCGCTCAAGTTAACTTTACGTGCGTAGATGCTCAATAAATCGTTTTTATTCAGCTTAGTTGCTCTGGTCGCTGCTCCATTGGCTTTTGGAGCGGCGCCAGAACCTATTACTAAGACTTTTCTTGGTGTGGAACATAAATGCATTACGCCCACAATCTGCTGGTCAGAAAAATATGGCTTCTTAATTTCTCCAAGTAAAAATGTGCTTGTATATCTGAACGCAGACGTCGGAAAAATTCCTATTGTTAAAAAGGTGCAAAAGAATGTTTACCAAGCATGGGTGACTTACGTTACTAAGCCTCCAATAAACGGAATCGGCCAGTCCATAGCACTAATACAAGTTGATGCAAAAGAGCAAAAACAAAGAACCATGCAAATTACGATTTATGACAGTGATGGAAAATATATTCACACTAATAATTCCCCTGACAATTGGGAATATGTAATACCACACAGTGTAGGAGAAACTGTAAATAAAGCTGTTATTGAGTATGGGGCCTTAGCAGAATTAATAGGGGAGGATGACGTTAAAAAAATATATGCATTTAGGGGGCTACCAGAATAGTATGCCCTAAACAAACCCCGAAGCGATGAACTCCGGGGTTTATTTACTCAAATACCCAAGGGTAAAAGTCGCCTGAAACACCAGACTGATAATCTGATCTCCAAACAGTCGTCTTTATTGTATCCCCTTTCTTTAAACAAAACTTAAATTCGTACGAACGATTGTTATCAGGATCATTTGACTCAAAAACCTTTACACCACGAATCTGAATATAGGCAGTGATACCACCTCCAGGATAGCATCGGGCAGTGCCATAAAAAATACCATCAGAAGGTGCAGTCCAAGTCTTATTTCCATTTCCATGGTTATTAACAGTTACTTTTTGAGTAGTAGAAACTGGAGGTGTAGCCCCATTCAAAGTCGTGGCCTTTTCAGAAGTCAGTGCTACATCCGCCGTTTCCGAACTCTTAGCTTTTCCATCAATACCAAGATAGCGTTCATCTAAGTCTTTGCCATCAGAGGTTATGTAGCCACTAGCCATAATAACCTCCGACATTATTAGAGGAGGCTAATGAATACCCCCCCCCCATTTTAAAATTCAGTTTCTTCATCGTTTACCTCCAATAAATAAGACACTGGCAATATAGCCCCACTTAATGTAGATATTTGTGATGCCATACCAGTCCCTCGCTTTGTTGCCAGTATATCTCCTTTTCTGAGATAAAATATTGCAGCACACCCATTTTCATCATTCCCCATGCGGGGCGTATTAAACCCATTTATTTTTAAATAGTCTCCTGACGAAAACTCCTCTAATACACATAGACCATCAAACGGTGCAGTCCATGTTACTGTCTGGCCTTTATTAGAAGCGGTTATAGAAAAAGATACATAGTTCCCCGATATATAAGGAACGCTTAGCCCGACAACGTTAGCTAATTCAACACTTCCGGCAGTATCAGCTGTAATTGCACTAACCGCTTTCTCTTGTTTACCAAGGAAAACTTCAGCTAAATCTTTTCCTTCAGCCGTTATATATCCAGTTTTAGGAAGGCTTTGCCCCCCCCCCAAGGTATCAGTCATACTGCTCCTCCATAAGCGTGTGGGTAAAGCGCACCGCTAAAAGAACCTCTACTACTTGCAACGGTCGCACCTTCTTTAATTAGTGTTGTAATACGAACCAAATGGTTTGCGCTATCTGAGCCAGAGGTTGACTCAGCTAAAGTAGCTCCGTCAATGGTTATCTTTGATGGCCCATAATATGAGCTAAGGCTAAAAACTCCGCTCTTAGGAGCAACCCAAGATTTACCAGACACGTTAACCGCGTCTCCTATATAGCTTGGGTACTCGGCATTTACCCAGTTCCCTAAGGAATCCGCACTTTCAGCAGATTTCGCCTTTGCGTTAATCCCAAGGTATCGCTCGTCCAAATCCTTACCGTCATCGGTTACGAAACCCGATACCCCCCCCCCAACTTGGGTCACGTCATCAGCCATTTTGTTCTCCTTCCCTCATACTCGGAGGGAGTTGTAGTCTTTTAAGCTCGCTTTCATAAGCGGTCTTACAATGCTCGTCCTGCCAGAAAAACAAGCAGTCAATAAACTTAGCCACTCCGCCTTTACCACGTAAGCGTCGTCTATGGGCACGAGCGGAAAGCGTCTCGTCTGCGTACCCGCCGATGCAGGTATTTATCAGCTGGTCAACGGCGACAAGCACTTGGAAATAATCCGGATGGGTCATTACTTCACCATCCCATAAAGCTTCATACGGCTATGCAGCGCTTGCGAGTACGTTTGCATGGCGTGATACTGGCACAGCATTAAGTCGTACCCTTGAACTTCAGTCGGAGGGGTCTCGTTCAAGAAGCGTCTCAACTTCATAATTCGCTCCTCCAACTGATCGTATTCTTCAATGAGCCTTCTTTTCCAGTCTTCCATCATTAAGCCTGATAAGGAACTGTCCAAGCATCCGTTTGAGCTTCACCAGCCAACTTCAAGGCTTCAGCCAATTGCTTAATAGTCGGTTGCGCAACAGTATTGTCAGCTAAGACCCATGTTTGTGTGTAAGTGTCGATGTCAACGCCCAAAGCAATAGCCGCTGCAATTGTGCGACCCATACGTGTTTGAGCGACTTCATCCCCATCGAACTCCATCCCATCAACAGTCACCTTAATCTTAGACACAATGTCGGCACGCTCTTCCTTAGCTTCTTCCAAAGCCTTAGCGGCAGCCACATCTTCAGGCATCTCTGGAACTTCGTCTTCAATGTAATAAGCACCGTTCCAAGCCTGAACAATTTGTTTTTCTGTTTCTTGGCAATCATCGGCGTATTTACCAGCCGACCAATCCATCACAGAACCATCTTCGTTTTTACGATAATACGTTGTCATCTTTTGTCCTATGCATTAGCAAATTGGCGCATATTTAATCTCATATATACAGTTGAGTTACGCGAAAGCGTAGCCGTTACAACTGTGCCCTCCGCCAGAAACAGTGGCCCCGGCATATCTCTGCCTTTCGAAAAATCCCCTTCATCTGTATGCCGAAACCCGCCAGTCAAGGTAAACGTTAAATAGTCGTCCGGATACGAGTACCGCCCTGATACACTAACTGTCGCAAGACAATTCTTTGGAACGGTATAAGAGACTCGATTCCCGCTGCCCGATGGATTGGCGCTAACATACGCCACTGTTATATAAGCACCATGGCTTAAATCTTCTGGTTTATCACTAACGCTTTCCCAAGTGATACTGGTAGCAGTATCCGCCGTCTCCGCACTCTTAGCTTTTGCATTAATCCCAAGATAACGGCTATCAAGGTCTAAACCATCATCTGTCACGTATTTAGAAGCCATCTTGCCTCCATAAAATTATCTAAATTCTACCATGTAAGTGTTATGTAGTGTAATAATAACGTTACACATTTGAAGCCACAACTTGGAAGCCTGTTCCGCTTACCGTACCCTGAACCGTTACAGCACCGGTGAACGTTCCACCAGACTTCGGCATGTAGCTCGTGTTGATCGTATTGACCGTGCTTTGCATGCTTGTGACCGTCGTCTGCAATGCAGTTACGACCGATTGAAGAGCGTTAAGCGCTTCTGTTGTCGCATAGGGTGTTAAGTCAGGAGCGGGGGCCAGCTCTAAAATCGCCGCCTTAGTCACAGCCGGTGTCATCACTTTCGTATCATCACTACCAGCTTCTGCTTCAGCTTGTGATGCTTTCGGTAAATCGGTGATCGTGTGGGTGTGCGAAACAGCAGCCTTACCAGCCAACGCCGTATCCAACCCTGTGACTTGAGCCGTCGTATGCGTATGAGAAAGGGGAGCGTAGGTCTGGCCCAACGAGCCAATGGTCGTCATCAACGAATTGACAGAAAGCTCTTTACCGGAGCCGGTCTGTAATCTAATGTCGGACTTCGAGAGAACAATCTGGCCGTATTGTTGCCCACGCTTGGCTTGGATCGTCAGCATCGGGTCGCCGCTATCCACATTGACCATGAAGCCGGTCGTTACAGCGTCACCGTTGACCATGCCGGACCAAAGCGTAGACCAGCCCATCGAACCGGAAGCAGAAATTTCACCGGTCGCACTACGCGCGGTGCTCCAGAACGACACCGTAGCGTCATCCCAGTCGGTAATGTTTTCGCTCGTATGCGTGTGGCCTACGTCGGACTTACCGGCTAAACCTTGAGTGAGAGCTGTGTTGGTAGCGTAGTCACCAGTCGGCTGCTTACCGTCCAACGCAGCCTGTAAACCTGAGACGTCGGCAACTACATGGCCGTGACCGACATCAGACTTGCCAGACAATCCGGTCGTTACTTCACTTTTCGTGGCGTATGTCGTTGAAATGACATTTCCAGAAGCGTCGGCAGTTGCTTTAGCTGCGGTACCTGTGAGGTCGCCAATAAAGCTCGGAGCTGTAATCGCACCTGTCGAACCGTTGAGCGTCACACCAGCTTTAAACCGTGTAGAGCCGGCTCCACTCGATGTATGCGTCACCCCACGGGACAAAATGGGATACTCTTGGGCATCCTCCAACGGTGCCTGCAAAACAGTGGCCGTGCCCCAAGTGCCATTACCCAAAAGTACTTGATTTATCTGACCAGAAAGCGCCGGTACTAAACCTGCCGAAGTCTCTGTGACAACAGCCAAATCTGTCACATCAGCTTTAACGTGCTTATGACCCGTATCCGACTTTGTGGCAAGCCCACTAGTCAGTTCCGTTTTCGTCGCGTAGGTCGATGCCGCTTCTTCTTTACCAAGCGGATCGCCCATCTGAGAAGCAATTTCCTGAGCCTGATCTTTAGCCGCAATAGCAGCGTCACGTGCATCTTCAGCCGCATCTGCGTATGCCTTGGCGTTGGCTGTCTGTGTTGCACCAGCTGCTTCTACTAAACCGACTTGTTTTGTGCCTTCAGCCGTAACAACCCCTTTCTGAGTTGTGCCTTCCGTTTGGATAGCCGAAATCTGAGTTGTTGTTTCTTGCTGGATGGCCGCAATAGCTTCAGCTTTAGCGTCGAGTGTGTCTTCGTACGCCTTTTGTGCGTTCGTAGCAGATGTCGCGGCGGCTGAAGCGGAACTAGCTGCTTCTTGAGCTGAGGTCTGAGCTAGACCCTTTGCTGTTTCAGCTGCGGTCTGAGCTGCCTCCGCTTTGGACTGTGCGGTTTCGGCTTTGCTTTGTGCTGTCTCGGCAGCCGTCTGAGCGGCGACTGCACCTTCTTTGGATTGTTCTGATGCACTTGCTGCGGACTCCGCCTCTGTTTGGGCTGTTTCAGCTTTACCTTGTGCAGTCTCTGCTGCGGTTTGCGCTGTAACGGCGGCGTCTTTGGCAGCCTCGGCTGCTTCGGCTTGGGCTGCGGCCGCGGCCACTTGCTTTTCACCTTCAGCCTTGACGTTAGCAATCTGCTTATTGCCCTCGGTCGTCACAGCGCTGACCTGCTTCTGGCCTTCCGCCGTAACCAGTCCAGTTTGGGTCGTTCCTTCCTGCTCAACAGCGGCAACGGCAGCATCTTTAGTATCCTCGACTTCTGCTACGACCGCATCGCCGGCAGCTTCGACACGATCAACCTGTAATCCGCCTTCTTTCTGGATGCGTTCGATCTGTTTACCAGCTTCGATCTGAACACCAGTTACTGCCGTATTGCCGGCGGACTCAACCGCGCCAATCTGTTCTTCGCCTTCGGCTTCAATCAAGTCAATCTGGTTCTGGCCTTCGGTTTGGATTGCAGACAACGCGTTACTCTTTTCAGTTACCGTATCTTGATAGGCCTGTTCTGCGTCTTCAGCATATTCTTGTGCTTTCTCAGCGGAAGCCGAAGCGTTGGCCTCAGATGCTTCAACATCCGCCTTAATCTTCGTGATCTCATCTCGCACCTTTTTGGCTTCGGTCGTCAAGTCGCCTTTAGGGCCTTGCGGTCCCTGAATACCGGGAACTTCTACCTCAACCACTCGGGTGTTCACGACCGGCCAAGTCTGAACAACTGTATTACTCACGGGTAACCTCCTTACGGACAATCATGCGTCCGCCCACAATCCTCGTTACATCACCATTGCCGGCCACAATCTCAATGTCGTACACACCTTCATCGAAGTTGTACGTACTCGTTGCTTCGTGCGTCAGATACACATGAACTCTTCCGGTATCCTCAATCACAATGCGCCCATTCTCAGTCGTCAGGTTATCGGCCACCTTGGAAGAACTCATGTACGGTCTAACCTGCATACGGGCGGTATAACCGGTCAGGCTCAACGGCTGAAAGTCACCGTCAAGCACTCTGAAAATGCGTTCACTGTCAGACCCGGCGTTCACCACCCAGTCATATCGGTCAAACATGGTCACCTCCGGAGGCGTTCAAACGCCTGATAATCTCGTTAATCTTTTCAATAATCTCGTCGTTGGACGCGCCTTTTTTCAGTCCAACAAGCTCGTTATTGATATTGACTGCACCGGTTATCATGTCGAGCGTCGTCTTTACCGGGCGAAGCACACGGGCTGTTTCGTAGGGGATGCCCGTCAAAATCACAGATGGTTTACGTCCGCTGCTGTTTGCCATATCACACCGCTGCCTTCATCTCGTCCATCGACGTCGCCATGACGATCTTCTTAATATTGATATTTCCTGCCACACGAACCTCCCAGCGGTAGCCGGTTGTATCCGGTATGCGGAAACTCACTTCGTTCTTCAATGACTTCGAGTAGAACTCTTGGTCGTCTGCGAAGAAGGTAATCGTGGCGTTTCTCAAATCGGCTTCTTCAGGAACCGCTTGCAATAATGAGCCGTTCACACACATGCCCAACATGCCGCGTGCCATCACGGCGCCTTCCAAGCCTTTATCTGTTCCGGCGTTCTCTTCCCAGATTTGCTTGTTCTGCTCCATGATTTCTTTACGCTGCTCACGCCAAGCGATAATGTCGCCGTTATCTACGTAATCTCCAACAACCTTGGCACAGGTAAATGTCTGTCGCTGGTTGTACTGGAACTGCTTACTCTTCCACTCGTAGGTCATCGGATTGATGGGGTTGGCATCCATCTGATAGACCGCATGGTCGACAGCGTTCAAGCAATAGAGCGTGCCTGTGCCGTGCTCGATGTGCATGGCTGTCGGCGCAAAATCCAAGTCGACCATCGCCGGAGTGTCACCACGGGAAATAACCAAAATCCCTCTGACATTCCCGGTGTGGTAACTCGCCATGTACATGTTGTTGTACATAGCTGCCACCATCAGCGACGGGCTGTAAACCTGCCACTCGTCACGCGTAATCAACGGACGAGTGAACACGTCCATCTGACCACCGGCAAGAGCCACAATGCCGTGCGGGGAGGCGTAAAGCACACCATACTGGTCGTAAGCAATACTGGATTTAGACACACACGGCTGGTTCATCGGCTGCTTTTCCTGAGCCATAGCCGACGGGTGTGTGCCGGAAATCGTGTAGGGCTGGGCTTCTGTACAGACCACCAAAGTCGAGCCGTAAACGCCTAACCCAACAATCTGGCTATCGACTGTCAGCATGTAGTCGGCAGGCCAAGCGTAGGGGAGGTAAGGCTCAGAGAACCACACTTGGTTGTAAGTGAACCCAGCCAAAAAACCGTTCGGCATGGACACAAGCCCACGCAAGCCTTCTGGTGGTTCCGTGAAGTTCAGCGTATCAAGCTCTTTACCCAAATCCGCCACGTTGATGTTGTCTTCATACGTGCTGTTGGACCACATCACATCCATCAGACTGGTGCCGGAAGCGGGGAATTGGTGGTCAACCAACTCAAACTCGTCCACTAACATATAAGTAGCAGTCGAAGAACCGGTCACGACGCGATACAAACGGATAGCCGTAATGTTGTAGTGGTCGGTCGGCGGATTGGCAAACCCGCTGACTTTGACCGGCTTGCCTTCAATGTCACAGACCACATCCGCCGGATCACTCGGTGCGGACTCTTCCTTTACAGCGCCGAAAGTCGAGACGTACGTATAGACATAAACACGGTTTTCCGTGTTGTCTGCGTCATAAATCTGCTCTGTGCCATCCTCGCTGTCGATCATCGTGCGTTCAGCTTCTAGGGTTAGCTTGCCTTGAGGGGCAGGGACACCCATGTGGAGCCACTGTCTCGGACAGGGTTCCGTGACTGCACCATCCGTGCAGAGTTCCCAGTTCGTCTTTTTGCAGACACCGTTTTCAGAGTAGTAAATGCGGAAGTCTTCCGCGTCCGCCACTGGGCCTCTAACAACATCCGTGTCGGTCGTCCACTCACACCACTGTGCAAGACCGCCCGGCCCCTGCATCTTAAAAATGCTGACCACGCCTTCTTGAATAGGGGTGTACTCCTTCACAGGCTTCATCCAAGAACGGATTTCGCCTGAAAAGAGCTTGACGTTACGGGCAACTTGCGCCGCATTGTCCAATAAATAGTTCTTGGACTGGCGCGGATAGATACCCGTGAAGTTACCGAGTGATAAGACGCCCATAATTACCTACACAATTCTTTAACGCGGCTTGCTTTCGGTCAGCAGCTTCTGAAGTTCTAAGACCAAGTTCTGCCATTCGGAGTAGTAAGTCGTCTCGTTTTTGGATTGCTCTAGTACACTTGCCGGAAGCTGTGGCACTACGACTTGCTTGCAGTTTGGCGTTTGTGTAGCGCACCCGCTCAAGCTCAGAGCTAAGCAGGTTGTAGCGGCCAGTAAGATCATTAATCGCTTTTTGGTGCGCAACATCTTTTGCATGAGCTTGTTCCTCCAGAGCCTTCGACATAGCGGCGGCTTCATCCTTTTCTTTATTAATCTGTTCTTGGTACGCCAGTTCGACCGCCGTCATCTGCCACCAGTGAAACAACATACAAATGACTACGGCAGCGATTGCGCCGAGAAACAGCCCCAGCTTGAACTCTTTGTTCATCAACCACCTCCAAGGCATCGTTTTAGCTCCTGTGCCCGGCGTTCAACTAAACCGGGAATAGGCGCCTTGCCGTTCCCGCAATGATGATTCGGATACATCTTTGCGTACTTACCTGTCGGATCAGGTCCGCATACCCACTTTTGCAGTTCGTAACAGGCAGCTTTGTAGTGACCTCTGTTCAATTCAGCCACCAATGTGGACCGACAGAAGTTGACCGGGCCAACGTTGTAGACAAAACTCAGATACGCGTCCAGCTCGTATTGGGTCAGCGGAACCGTCACGCATTTGGCGATGTAGCTCTGGTACCTTGTTATGTCTTTACGGACACGCACAAGCGCTTCTTCCATTGTCATCGTGTCGCCTTGGCGCACGCCTTCAGTCGTTCCATAACCAACAGTCCAAACGTCACCGGGAACCGGCTGGTAGGCTTCTTCGCGAAATCCCTCGAATGACGTTATCGCCGCCAGCCCGGCAGCTGAAATGACCATTGCAGCAATCGCTTTCCTATTCATCAGCGGTCAGACGGTATTTCAATGGGAGCAGCACGCCAAGCCTGATCCCTAAGTTGTTTATCAACGGAATACTGCAAGACTGCCATGTCTTGTCGTGTATCAATCACCTGCGTAACGATCCACGTTGTTCCACCAATAATCGCGGCTTGCAGAAATCCGATCAAAATGAAGGCCCCTTTGATCTTGTCTATAAATGACTCCGCCTCTTCCTTATCGTGCTGAAGCTCATCAACACGCCTTGAAAGAGTGGTCAGCTGATCCAGATGTGCGTCGTACTTCGCTTGTATCGTCGCGACGCGTTTGTCCAGTTCAGCGATCTCTCCGACTCTTTCCTTCGTCTCCTGCATATCTTTAGTCAGGACTTCGAGAAGAGTTCTAATACGAGTTAACTCAGACTCGACCATAAGGCCACCCAAACCTATTTAGCCGTAGCCTTCGTGGTACGTGCCTTGATTGTCGTAGTTGCACTGGCTGGGGCTACTGACTGCGATTGAGCTCCGGCAAGCGCCGCCTCTAAGGCCGCCACACGAGCTTCCAGCTCAGATGTATCTTGACTGGAGCTACCGCCCTTAGCGGCAAGCGAGTTAATGGCGCCGATAATGATCGGGATAAGCATCACTTCATCCGTGTACTTCATACCGACACTATCTGTCCTACAAGCTGTCGGAACATTCTTTTCTAAGTCTTGGCCGGCAATGCAATACCGCGTTAAATCGGCGAAACGGCTATCGTCCACATACTTGTAGACCTTTAAGCCCTTAAGCATCTCTAACGCTTGGGCCGTAATGTCCGTCGCGTTGTCCATGTAATTGGTATCAGCTAATTTAAAAGCCATTACGCTTCTCCTTGGTCTGTTCCGCTGCCTTCTGTTCCATCTTCGGTTCCGCCGGAGTCTTCTCCGCCTTCACCTTCATCGGGTTCTTCCGGTTCGGGAGCCGGTGTGATCTTGAACGTACCGGCTTGCATCGTGCCGGTTATTGTTATGCCGGCAGAAGACACAATGTCGCCGGTCATCGTTCCGCCGGCGAGCGGTAAATAGGTATCCTCAACCAGTTCTTTAAACTCGTTGATGTTTGTCGTTGTCGTGTTGGTCAGGTTGGTAAACTTGAGGTTTATTTGCGTTTTGAACTCTTCGATTGTTGTTTCGAGTTCGGTGATTTTTTCTTGCAAGTAGTCATAATCAACCTTGTCATTAAATAAGGCAGCGCACGGTCGAAGCTCGACCAAGCTGTCTGCTTTAAAACTGATGCCTGTCGTGCCGTCTTGCCCGCGCTGCACCGTTAGAGTGTCTCCGCTGCGCTTGGTGCACTTCATCACTTCCATCTCGCCTTCTTCATTCTGGACTGTGATGTAGAACCAATCTTGGTCCAGAACCGGGGAGGGGAAGCGCGAACCTTGTCCAGACTTCAGCAAAATGCTTGTTTCGGCATCGTTCACACCGACCAGCAAGTAACCGACTGCGTTGTTTGTTACAAGTACGCTCATAAGATGTTCCTGTATTGCACTCTCACCTTGCCGGCTTCTTTAGTGAAATCGCGGTACGCATCCATCAGCAGTTCACGAATACCTTCGGCGTACATGTTCGCCCACTGAGTGGCCATGCCCAAGTCCGTAAAGGTCTGAGCCGGCATGCTCAAGATGCGAGACAATGCGCCCTCGGCGACAAGCTCTGCGTATCGCGTGTAATACTCTTCCGGAAAGTCGTTCATCTCTCGTGTAAACGACACATCCACCTCACAGACAATGGACTTACCATCATCTTGTGGAGCGGGTGCCAACGTCAGCACAAGAGGAGAATTGGTGTGGTAGTAGTATTTCGGCTCGCCAGACAGGCGGGTAAGGTCTGCTTCCGGATACAGCTGACGCAACATCGGACGGTTGATCGCCTTCAATGGCGCTCCGTCGTAGGTCACATCGTCCATCATTCCGACCGTGATGCCGTAAGGCATCTGAAGCTCATACGTACCGTATCCCTTCTTTGACTTTAACTCCACTCGGATTTTGGTCATCTGGGTACGATTGGCGATGTCGATGATGGTGTCCCTAATCGCTCTGCGCGCGACAAGCTGCGGGCACTTTTCCGCATACGGCAGAACATAGGGCAAAAACTTATCTATGTTCACGAAGTTCATTCAGTGCTCCCGCTGCTGTTCACAGCACCGCTAACCAACGCGGTATTGGGCGTGTTGATACCTCTGGCTTGAAGCACACCGGTCGTACCCTGCACATAGCTCTGGAAGAACGTATTGGCTAGGTTAAGGCCGGAGGAATAATCGCTGTCCTTGGTGTAGGCGCGATAGAGCACGTACATCATCAACGGTGTCTCAAACTCGTCTCGAATACTCAGTTCATCTGTGAGCTGAGTAATCTTCGGCGGTACCGCGTTGTACTGAATCTCAACAGCACCCGTCCCATCGTTTGGTGGATACACAAAGAAAACAGTCGGGTTGCGGTCGTCGTAGATGTAGTTTTCAACAACTTGATGCTTGGGAGAGACGTGCCAATGAGGCTCAAACGCGTCCAATAACTCGCGTGTCGTTAAGCGAACCGGTTCACGGGGTTCCTCACCGTCGTAGTTACGCACGACTGTCATCAGTTGGTTGGAATCTTCAGGCAATGCCTGTTTGGTTCCTTCCACCATCGGAAGAACAATCGTCTTAACATAGGCCCCCGGATTACGCGCAATATCACGTTGCGCTTCATCCAGATACATCAACAACTCGTCCTGACTCCAGCGAACAAACTCTGGATCCTTGAGTGTGATGGCGCACTTTGTAATGAGGTCACCCGCTACCAGCATTTGAAACTCCAGTGCCCCTCTTCAAGAGGGGCTTCAGGCATTAAGCGCCGGTCTTACCGCCAGCGACAACCATGGCTGCCAAGGCTTGGCCTTGAGAAACCGTGTTGCCGTAGACGTTCAAACCGCGCATTAAATCACCGAAGGAGTTCGGATTGCGCATACGTTCGATCTTCGTGATTTGAGAAGCGAACGTAATACCATGCTTATGACCAGCCCAGATCAAGTGGCGGGCCTTAGCGTCAGACACAGTAACCGTGTTATAGGCACCCCAACCCTTACCAGCTGTGCCGTAGGGGATGGATTGGCTGACGTAGATGTCAAAGCGCTCAACTCGACCGATACGGCCGTTGCGCAAGATGGATTGGCTGTCGCCCGTCAAGCTTGCGTTAGTCAACGGAGAGTTCATCAAGATGTAACGGTCATACGGGCTCAACACCAAGTAACGACCTTCTTCCGGAACATTGGCTTCGTCCAAAACGGAACCCAACATCGTGATCTTTTCAAGGATCGTTTCCGGAGTGATCGTCACAGGATTGGTGTCGGTACCCAAGTTGTAGCTGCCGGAAGTGGCACCTGCCGTTGCACCGAGGTTGGTCGTAGCGATGGCGCCCATACCCTTAGCATTGGTCTTGAACGTGCCGGAGGTCTTATCGAAGAAGGTCGTCAAGATCACATCGTGGTCAATGGCGCGCTTCATTTGATAAGCCGCTTCGGAGGCAACCAAGTCTTGGAACGGGATCATGGATTGCTTCTTCATCACATCTTCGATGTTGATGGCGAAGTATTTACCCTTGTCGACCGTCAAGGTGAAGGTTTCGCCTTCCGGCACGTCGTACGTGAGCTGTTGACCGGCCACGTAGTCTTTGACCGTGACGTCAGGGATGGTGTTGATGACAACGGTGTCACCGTAGTTCTTGATTTCGCCTTCCCAGTCCGTATTCGAAATGGCACCAAACAAAGAAGTTTCATAGAACTTCTTCATCAACTTACCGGACCATAAGGTCGGGATAAAGGTACCGGAATACGGATTGGTCGGCTTGGCGACGGAAGAACCCGGGCCAATGATATTAGTATTTACCGGATAGGTTTCGGCTGGCGTAACAGTAGCCATTTAGCTCTCCTAAAAGCCCGCTACGCCAAATAGGAGAAAAATCAGATAACACGTCCTTCGGCGATAGCTTGCTCGATTTCTCGTTCAATCTCCCTGCCTTGGGTATCCGTGTACATACCGCGACGCCATGCGTCGTAGAATTGGCCAATCTCTGCTTGCGTAAAAACACGCTTGCCTTGTGGCGTAGCACCGGAGTGACCCTTAGAAGGGGACACCTGCTGCGCTAACGTCGGCTTACGTTGTTTTGTCATACCGGAAGCACCTGAATAGGCTTTGAAAATCTCAGCCACGCGGATGCTGTCGTGTGCGGCTGTGGCACCTTGCAAGATGTCGTTGCGCACATAACCGGAAACCGGATCAACCTGAGCGAGCCAATCCAAGAAACCTTGGTCTGCGTTTTGGGCACGCCAGTTAGGAACCATAGTGTCCAAATCCGATAAGAAAGCGGCATGGCGTGAAACTTCCACGCTTTGGTTCATGTTCTTAACTTGACCACCCATCTGCTCCAACTGAGCCTTCAGGGAAGCAATTTCCTTGCGGTACTCTTGTGTACGGGCTTCAACACCACGCTCCACAAGCTTGACAAAATCCTCGCCGAAAGTAGCGCGATCTTCGTCCGTGCCGAACTTGACCGAATCCGCTTGTTTCTGAGACTTCATTTGCTCCAGCTCAGCCTTCAACTGCGCGATCTGGGCGCTTGCGGCGTCCGTCTCTTGCTTGTGTTTCGACTGTTCCGAGGCAAAGATGCCTTGCAACGTACGGTATTTCTGTTCAAAGTCGTCGGACTTCGGGTGTTGTTCAGCAACACCTGTCTGCGTCCCTCCTTGCTTGTCAGACCCTTCGGGTTGACTGACTTGGGGTTCCGTTGCCGGCTCTCCCGCAAGCTTTTTTGCCAAGGCTTCAGCCTCATCGGCTTGTTGTTGGACCTGAATTGGCAATGCCATAAATTTTCTCCTCCGCTTCGGCCTTACCCGTTAAGCATTGTTTTTGGGGCTTAACCGCCCTACAAGATCATCCAAAACTTCAATCTTTCCTTGAAGCCTCTTTACCTCGTCCAGATCGCGCTCTCGGCAAAGCCGTGCAACGCTGTCAGAGTGGAGACCTTGTAAGTAACCTACAAAAGCTCTAAATTCACCGGAACCGATCCGCCTAAAGTCGTTCTCCAAACGTCTCTGTTCCTCATTGAACTTGATGTTCTGCATGGAAACTCCCCATAATTTTACCATAAAAGTGTAAATGTTATTGTAAGTTATGATAACGCTTACAATCTTTAGTTAAAAAATTACCCCGCTTGTGTATTAATTTGCGGTGCTCCGTTCATCAGCTGCCTTTGGTCTAATCCCTCCGGCGGCGTCTGTCCTTGCTGCTGAGCCATAGCCATCTGCTGCTGTGCCATCATCTGTTGCTGCATGGCAATCTGCTGAAGGTACTGCTGGACACGCAATAGCTCAGGCGTCGGAAGAATCTTGTTGGATTCCAGTCCGAGCTTATCAACCACTTGGCGCAACAAGTAAGCCACTCCTTGCGGGCCGACCAACTGATTGACCATCGGATTAGACAAGGCAATATTCAAGAACTCATTCAAGCGCTGTTGCTGCATTTCTCGCTGGGCGAGGTTCAATGCGCCATGAGCCACAATATTGACGTCTCCCTTCAGGTCATCATCGTCGCTGTACATCATGTTGTAGAAGTACAAGCGCTCGATAGCCGGTTTGAGAACACGGTCGACGCTCGCCACCACGCTCTTAATGCTCTTGCCGGCGTTGTTCATCAGCATGCTCATACCGCTGGCCGTACGTCCTGCGCCTCCGATAGCGCCCGAGCCGGTCATGTAGCGCGGAATACCCGTGTACTCATCAGCCAGCACTGCGAACGTGTTGTAGATGTTCATCAGCTCGCCGGCGTTCGATGAAGGTTGGAAGAAGCTCACCGGTGCTTGGGGCGTGCCCATGCGACCACTACCCATGAGCCAAATCTTCCAAGGATACATGTCGGAGACTTCAGAACCCTTCGGCAGTTGACTGATGTCAACAACCACCTGCGGGCCGGAAGCAATACCCATGTTGTTAACCATTGCTCTGGCTGCGGCGTTACAGACACGCTGCACGTCACGACAGAGGTCGGGGATAGAGTTGCCCCAGAAAGCCCCCGGGATATTCTCCCAACTGGTCTTGTAGTATGGCTTACGATTGAGCGGATCGGGGTTGAGCTGCAACTTAATCACATAGTTGCCGACCAACCAAGCCTCAATGTTGTAGTCCTTGAGGGGGTCAAAGTCATCTCCGATGACCATCGGATCAAGCCCCCATTCGACCAAAAGCGAACCTTGCACCGGACCCCAGTACTGCAACGCCTCGATGCGGTTGCTTGGGTTCTCGTTCATGGTGGTGGTTTTGCCTTCGGCAAGCTCACGCTCAGAGTCAACAGCGATCTCATTGAGCCAACCGTTACGGTACTCGGCTAATGCGCCGTCGATAGCGACAGGGGAGTAGCCTTCCACGTCACGCAACGCAGCGAGGTCACTTCGGCTCAAGTGATGGCGTTCAATTAAGTAGCCATCGTCAACATCCGATGCGTCCGGAGCAGGGTAGATGTCGAACGGCGACACACGTTCCCACTCCAGCTTGTATTTGTCCTGAACAACGACTTCTTTCTTGCCCGTAACAGGGTTTTCGACCCATTTAAGCGAAGGTCTTGTACGGACAACCGGTCCTTTGAGAATAGCAGCGGGGAACGTCGCCAAGTCATCAATAAAGGCGTCCAACGCTTCTTGGAATCCACCTTCAAGCAGCTGATCGTGCATTTTCCGTGTCATGCGCTCGGCTTTCTTACCGGCGATGGACTGCACACGCGATGCCGCTTCGTCCTTCATGGCTTCCATCATGTCCATGATTTCCTGCATTGACGGCTGATAACCAGTCTGCATGGCTTGCAATAACACCGGCGGAGCTTGTGTTTCTGTCACTTGCTTCTCAAGGTCCGGTTCAATATCGGCCACCGGTGTCGGCTCACACGACCAAGGCAAGTCGCCTAAAGCGTCTCGTAGCCAGCTCGCAGCTGCACGGCACTTGTTGCTCGTGATCTGCATATAGACAAGCGAGGAGTTCTGCTCTTTGAGCTGTGCCAATATATCGGGGTCGTACTCTCCACTGCGTTGGCGCAAGCTCTGAAGCATGCGGGGTTCGACCGTCTGCTCTTTAGCGCTTCGAGCATCGTCCCAGCACTTGCGAATAAAGGCAGCCACGCCCTGAATAACCGGCGTGTTCTGTTGAAGGGCGGCGGCTTCTCGCGCCAGCTCCTCACGCTTGAGCGTGTCAGTCCCTGCCACTTCAATCAATCCGCCAAGCTTCATCACCTGCTGCGGCGGTTCTTCGTTGTACATATCCCGCTGGTCAACAACCAGACCACCGCCCGGAAAAGCGGATGGAGTCACTGCGAGCTCGTCGTCAGTTAAGATGGGTACTTCTTCCATTGTCGGCATTATCGTCCTCGTCGTCTAAGAAATTCTCCAAATCTTCTCCGGTCTCGATCACAAACCCCTTCTTCTCACAGTTGGGGCACTCAATCTTTTTCAGCGGTAAACCCGGTCGCCTTACAGCAATCCAGCGAAAACCGCATCGAACACACATCAGCTCGCTGCACAAAACGTCATCGTCAACAAGCTCTGTGTCATAAAGCATGCTCATTTTTCTTTTTCTCTTCCGCTTTTAAAGTGTTGTAGGTGTTAACTACTTTTTGCAGGTCTTGTATGCATAACAACAATTGGGTGTTTAGTAAGTCAAAGTCGATCGGGCCAAGCTTATTGAGAGTCATCGCAACGTTATGGATGTTGTAGCGCATCTCAAGCACGTAATTCTCCATCTTGTAGCGTGTAAGACTTTTCTGATACTGCTCAACTTGGCGAAAATCGCTCTTATATGCCTTATAGACGTCTTCCAACTTATCCAACCTGCTAGACACTGTGTTGTCCACATAGCTAACACTGTCACGGACTTGTTGAAGCTCGTTGTGAAACTGAACCGCTTGGTCGTATTGATACTGAAAAAGGTCTTGAACAGTAAGGTCCGACATCGTCACAGCCCCCACAAATGTTTCAGAAAATGCACCACTTTCTTGTCCTCTTCGGACAATTTCGGCATTTTTTCTTCCGTTTCGGCAGTTTCTACTGTGCTTTTAGAGCCCGGGAACGGCAGTCCTTTCTCCTCACAAACCAGCTGAAAGTAGTATTCGATCAGCTTTTTCTGAATCTCTGAGAACGCTTTTCCGTCCCTGCTGACCTCCAAACCACATAAAGTGGACGGTTTAGCCGCGAAAGTGTTGGCCATATCCATCAATGTGGTGTCTGTGTACCGGCGCATGTGGCGAACCCAGCGCCCAAAATCGTTCACTGTCATTATTCTGTGCCTCCTGCTTGAACCATTTCCTCTTCGTCGATAGCCAAGTTGTCGTAGATACCGTCACGGACATCTGTCAAAAACTCTATCGCTTTCTCAATCGACTTCGCCGTAATGTTGTAGTTGTCGTCGATCAAAATCCGCAAAAAGAGGTCCTCCATGCGGTCGCACGGGTCCGTTCCTTCGGGATAAGGCGCGATATAGTAGTTTCTGAAGGCCCAAACGACCGCCACACGCACCTTGTTGGTGTCCGCGTTGAAGTGGTACAGGATGCGCTCATCGCCGACCTGCTTGAACATATCCTTCATATTGAGCTGGATACGAAGGTAATTGATCGCCTTCTCGATGTCTTCATCCCGCGTCCCTTTAAAGCGGCAACGCATGACGTAGTTGATCGCCTGCCCGACAGCCGACGGCAATCGTGCGGTCAGCTCAACAGGCTCTAATTTCACGGAATTAAGCACGTAGTGGTTCGGGTGGTACACATTGTCAGACATACAAATACCCTTTATGTTGGATCGTCGGCGCGACCGGTATCGGCTGATTGAACACGCCCGATGCGTCGGTCTGCAAGCACAAATACTGGAGGGAGTCAGCCAAGTCGGACCAAGGGTGCAGCTTCTCAGGCTTGTCCTCGATCTCTCCGTCGCGTCTCATGCGGTAGCGGTACTTGCTCAATAAGGCCGCGATCAGCTCAGCGCAGTGGATGGGGTCAAACAAAATGCCAGCCCGTCCGTCGACCACGCGTGTCAAGTAGCTGTCAACCGCGGAAATGCGCGGTTGCAGCGCGTTGGTCGGAGCCGTGATGACATTGAACCCCTCGGCCTCCAACACTTCCAGCACGGTCCGTTCATCCGTCTGAGCTCTCGTGTTGGCCGCAGGATCGACCACAACCAAATACTCCATGCCGTAGAAGCGTTGGGCGAGCACGGGTTTCAACCGCTCCCGCACGAAACGTAAAGCACCCATTCCTTCGGCGCTGATGCTTTGATACACCAAGAGCCTTCCGGTCGGGTCTATCTGACCCAATGTCGCGGCCGGGTGCAGGGCCACGTCCATTCCAATAATCAGGGGGTTGCTGCTGTTAAAAATCGGCGTCAGCGGTTCGGACGCCACGTGAAGGGGCTTACTGAAGCTCCTGAACACAGGCTTGCCGGCAAGGGACTTCCCAAACTTGTTGCGGACATACACGTCCACCCAGTCTTCGTCCTTGCCTTCGCAGAGGTTCTCGTAGTAGTTTTCCGGGAGGAACTTCAACCAGTCCGCCTGAGTGCTCAACGCGTCCGGCTGGATGGTCACGTGCACGTTTTTCGGCGGGTTGGTGAGCAGCTGCTCCCAGAAGGTATCCATGTCCGGAGGGTTGGAAGCGCCCCACAGGTGGGCGTTGTTGTGCCCATCGTCGGTAACGCATCCGCCGATCGGGTTGCCTTTTAAGTCGCATCCCCACTCGTCACGCGGAGGCACCAACATCTTGTCCGGATAACGACCAATACGCCCCTGCAACGCCTTGTAAATTTCAGGATCAATCTCTCGAAACTCGTCCAGCACAGCAAAAGACAGCTGCAATGACAACAAGCGCCGCACGTCGTTCTTATCATCCAGCCCGCGAAACAGCACTTCACACTCGACATCATCAAAGCGCAGCATGAACTTCTTGTCCGTCGCCTTCCACTCGCCCGCGATGCCGGCGGGGAACCATTTCATAAAGTCCGGGATGCTCGTATCCTTCAACTGCTCGTTGGTGTTACGCACCCAGCAGCAACGGCTTCTTCTGATGCCGTCCTCACACGGCGCCATGCGCTTGGCGTGGTAGGCGATTTTCATAATGGCCGAGCTTGTTTTTGTCGAACCCACAGGACCCACCACCAGCGACACGAAGGAGTCAGAGACAAAAAAGTCCAGAAGCGAGCGGGGAGGGGTGTAGTTAACAGTAGCCATTCTGCTCCCGCTCGTCTAACCAAGAAATAAGCTCTTCTCTGAGTGATTTCGTCTGCAAGATGTCGCGCAGCACACGGCACCCTGTCTTACCGACCACAATGATCTGCACCGGCTCAACGCTACCTTTAGATAAGCGGATGTTGTCTGCCACCCAATCCAGCTCTTTAAGCACTTCCTTTCGGACAGTGCTCATTCGATCCGTATACCAGCAACCAACGTCACTCATGTCCGTCATTCTTGCTTCACCTCAATGACCTGAGGCACCGGTTGGGCGCCCGCAAGGTTAATGTTGATCGAGAAGCCCGCTCCTTGGGCGGCCGCGTTCAGGTTCTGTTTCGGCTCCAAGTCGCCCAGTTTCGCCAACACTTTCAGCACATCAATGCGCATCGACAAGCCCACGTCCTCATGCAGAGCGTCCTCATAGACCTTCTCAAGCATCTGATCGGCCATGACGCTGGCCTTCAGCCTGAACGTCTTTCCGCTCTTGTAAAGCTCGCTTTTGACCTTATCAACCTCGATCAAAAACGGTTTGAACGTCTCCAAAAACTTAATGTCCTCAGATCGGAAGAGCACACGTCT